AAAGAGATCATTCTCGGTACCATCCATTGCAAAGAAGTTCTAACTCTTTTCTTGACATTATTTCTGGAGCAAGATACTTGGTCTTCTTGCTATTCATTTCTTCTAGAACCCTACGGCCAGTAAGGTTAGATACTTTCTTAGAATAGAAGTCTTGCACTTCATTGAATAATTTTTTCATAGCAGCATCATCTAGTACGCCAGAATCATTATTGATTTCTCTAAAGAATGAAACTTGACTTTTTAATTCGGCTGCATTTTCAGCGCTCTTCTTAAAATTAGCTTCGATAAATGACACATCAACAGCTCTACCAATTTTTTCTTCTCGTTCCTTTGCTCGCTTCTTTGCCGTTTCTAGTGATGTAGTCACATTAATAATGCCGATATCATAGCCCACCGATTTTAAAATGCCAATACGTCTATGGATATTTTTCAAATTACTAGATGTACCATCGATGAATAGTGGTAATACCCCGTCCAGATAATTCATTAACATAGTCTTTGTTATGCGGTGTGCAGAGTCTTTAAAATCATCCCATGTTTCAGAATTAATTTTCTTATCAATTTTTGCAGACATAAACTCTGAAGCTTTGTCAGTATTCACAATCTTTGGGGATACCACCCCATTTAGTTGTGCAGTAGTGTAAGACTTACCAGATCCAGGTATTCCAATAACAAAGATAGCCTTTAGGATGCCCTTGTCCGAACTAGATTCTAATAAATAATTTTTGAAAGATAACTGCACGGTAGTCCTTGTGTTACTTCAGAACAAATATAGTAGATGGTATTTCTCTATCATAGAGAATGCTAAGTGTAAAGATATTTATATTACCCAAGGATCAACGATGACGGGAATACCGTCATTACGATGCATGAAATTGCCGCCATGAAGATCAAACCTATAACCATCGTCATAAGCTATTCTAGATAGATCACCAATAGTTGTTAGAAGAAGTCTAAAATCCTTTTCTCCTAGAAGAACCATTAATTCTTCAATTGCTTCCGCTTGTGATCTTAAAAGATGAATGGGGGATTCATCCTCATTGTCTAGCTCGTGCACGTGCATTACAATGTCATTGATTGTCTTTGCTTTATTATGTGATCGATCAATCTCTTCTGAGATATTTTCAAGAGCGTTAGCAAGATCGTCTGGAAGCTTCTGTAATTTTTCCATTCTGATCTGAAGATACATTTCTTCTTTCCACTTAAATGATTCCCAACCATCAAATTTTGGAAGAAATTCATTAGTGCTATTCTTTTTACAATAAGCAGCCCAGGCTTTAAACATGTATTGATCTTTAGAAAATCCAGCATCATCGCCACCATGACCAGTGCCAAATACTTTCAGCACCCTACCAGTCTTTGGTTCAAGATATGCAGATTGATCAACACCTTTGCCAATATACTTATAGCCCTTCTTTTCTAAGGATTTTCTGATACCACTGGCTGTGTTTGACCACTCTGTTATGAATTCTTTGAATCTCATTTTTAATCTCATTTTGAATGATCCTTATTCCAGAATGTCTTACCCATTCCTGTTTGAAGTTTAGAAGGTGCTACGTCATTGCCGCACTCTCGTGCGAGCTTATACATTTCAGTAGCAATGCCTTTACGTCTGTGAGCTGGTTGCACAGAAAGATCAAGAGCCTCTAGATGATCACCATGCTTCTCGAAATTTACCCAGCCACACTCAGTGCCGCCTGCTGTTTTAGCTACTATTCTAAACTGTTCGCTCTTGTGTGCTGGCTTAGCATTCATCTTTACCCAACCACAAGTAGCAACTAGCTTGTACTTACCATCGAGGATTTCCTTTTCTTTCTTGAAGTCAGTGTAGAAAATCTTGTCATTAACTTCTTCCTCGATCTTGATTTTCTTCTGCTGTTTGGTCGCGTCGTCAATACTATCAAACTTGTCGTCCTTAGTCAAAATAGCTTTGCTTGAGAACCAAACCTCTCGATCAAGAGGAAGCTTCTTACCAAACTCAACAAGCTTAAGGCTTAAGTTTTGCTGGTCCCGCTTCTTAAGGACAGCATCAGCGAGGAATTCTTTAAAGGAAATATTACTCATTTGACTGGTCCCTGCGTAGCTGTGCATCATAGCGTTCTGCAGCCTTCTTAAGTTCCAACTTCATATACTTGTCGAATGATTTATGCACTGGGAATCCGCTCTTCTTCAAATCATAAAGCATATCAGCAAAGGTGGCCAGTGGCATTGATACTGCCACGCCCGAGAACCATGCTTCAACCCCCAATTGATTGTGAGGTGGAATGTCATCACCCGCTGTAAGCAGTCTAATGTCCATTGAGGTAGGAGAGAACAACGCATTGGCGAGAGTTGTCATCTTTTTATCATCAAGACAGCGTGAGAAGAGCTTAAGGCATTCAGTGTAGTTAAAGCAATTACCAGTTTCACTGTCACTTATAGCTTTTATAATTTTGTCCGGGGCAACATTAGTTAAAAAATCATCAAGCACCTGCATATCATCAAATACCTTATTGCCACGCAGTCCTAGTTCTCTCAGAAACATTTCAATTTCATTACTCACCTCCTGCACCCCAATTCCTGATTGGACAAGTGGGGTGTGCAATGATTGTGAAAAAATATCAGGATGTTTAAGTGCTGCTATTTTTGTTCCATCTATCGGAATCAAAACATTTACAGTGCCATAGTTTTCAGCTGTTGTTAATCCAGTTGAACAGATAAGTGAATTCTTTCTCTTTGGATAATCCTTAAAGCCCGCTGAATTATCCATTAGCAGCTGGTAAATATTGTTTGTATCTCTAGATGTTCGGTGCGCTTTAGTAGTGTCGATTATTTTATAACCATCTGCTTCGTTCTTTCCACCAGACAGCCCACGAAACAAGATGCTACCATTCTTAATGGACTCAAGTCCAGACTTAAACTGGGCATTAAGAAGCGTTACCAGACCCTCGAGGCCAATGTGTTCGACATCCCACTTCTTTATGGCTGTCTCAGACAGGAATTGCTTGAACGAAATCATTTTACCTCTTTACTAATTCCATCAATATTGATCATACGTAATACTTCTTCCCTGGAGGCAATCACCAAGTTGTTGGTTGTCTTACCTCCACCTGGTGAATAAGGTGCGAACACTTGGTTTGCTCTCTTACGATCTGACTTTACCTTAGCGCGGCTGTTCACTGCTGCTAAAGCTATATTTAAGTAATTGGCAGCAACTTCTGCATTTCTGGCTGCATATCGAGGTTCAATGATCTCGGTATAAGCTGTTTGTTGGTGGAATGTTTGGAGTGCAGTCTCATAGACCAAGTCGAGACGTTCTTCAATGACCTTGTCATCCTCATCCTTGTGATCTACTGGAGCTTCAGTAAGCTGTCCTTGCGGAACTTGTTCAGCTACCGTATATTCCTGCGCGATGTCAATAGTACCATCTTCCATTCCAAAGACGGATTCGAGTGGGTGGGACATTGATGTAACAGGTTTCATTTTCTCATACCTCTAGTTCTAATGGTTCTATTTCCTGGTCTCGCAGGATTCGTTCTTGCTGTCTGCTTCTTGTTAATAAGACCAGCGAGGTCCTTCTCAGTATAGACTCTGAATCCCCATCCTTGTGTCTTAGCAAATGCTGCAGCTGCCTGCCACTTTGCCGTGTTCTGTAGGACCATTGCCTTATCGTAAAGCGTTCTAGCCTTTTCAGCAAGAGCTTCTTTCAATGGCTTGATCTCCACTATTAACACAAAGCCATTAGCATACTCAACTACAAAGTCTGGCCAGTAAAGCGTGTTGCGCTTCTTGATTGGATTGTAGTACGTGATGCTAAATGGTTCAGAAGACCAGGACTTTACGGCTGGTGATCTTTCAAGAGCTCCAGCGTAAGCTGTTTCCCAGGATGACCTGAATGTAGGAATCTTATGACCTGAGTATTTAGCGAACCGTGGATCGATTGACTGTCTGGTTACGTTAGCCACTTACTAGCTCCTTCTTCTTTCGAACCTTCGGAGGTTTAGTCTGCTTAACGCCTTGGTGGTAGATGCTGTGCTCTGTAATTACCCTGAACGTCCAGCCTCTTGATTCACAGAAGATATTGGCTGCCTTCCACTTTGCTTCATTTACTTCAAGTGCCGCCTTTGATCGTTCTGACTTAGCATACTGCTCTACTGATTCATGACGTGGTTTTACCTCTACGACTTCCTTCTTAGTAGCTCCAGTCTTATCGACGTACTCAACAAAGAAGTCAGGCCAGTACTCATGAACTCTACTATCTACGGGGCTAAGGTATGGTATAACCTGCTCTTCTGATCCCCATCTGATAACAGCTGAAGATGAGTCAAAGAATTTCATTACTGTTAGCTCCCATGAAGAGCGGGCAAATATTTTTTCAATGTCTCCAACGTACTTGGAAGCATTCTTAGGAATGAATCGTGCTCTAAAGGCCATTATTCTGAACTGCTAATTACCTGTGAAGGTGGTGTTGTAACTCCAGCATTGTCAGTGACAAGAGTAGGAGATGGGCGGGCAATAGCTTGGGATACACCACTTGCTGCATTAGCAAGAGTCTTTGCCGTTGCTTGTCCAAGGGTACCACTTACTGAAGAGATTGTAGTTGATAAAGCTCCACCCGCAACATCACCAAACATTCCGCGAAGAGCATTGCTAACAGTCGTCTGAGCCATTCTAGAACCTTGGCGCGCGAGGATGTCAATAAATGGATTGCGATTGTTACCAGCAGCAGAACCAGACTGGCCTCTAATGATGTTGGCTTCAGTAGCGCTGTAGCCATTCAATATGTCACCACCCGGGAATGTGTTGCCCAGCACCGTTGTTGCTCCCATACCATCACCACCAAGGGTGATGTGAAGAGCATCATAGTCGAATGAGGCTGAAATTGTTGCAGCTTCAGAACCACTTTCATGGTCTTGGTTTTGAGTGTTGTACTCTGCTAGACGCGGATTTGTGAAAATGAAGCTGTTAACGCGCACCAAGTTTGGAAGACTTGAGGCAGTCTTATCTGACATGTTCACGTAAAACTGGTCGATTGTCAATGACTTTAAGATGTCCTTTCGACCACGATTACCATTTGCAATAGCACCGCGATTACCAGTGTCAAGCCCTTGATAGTTTGGATTAAAGGCGAAGCCATGGTTTTCCATGTTGTCATCATCTTGCTGTTTGTTGCGTGTGATTGGGCTGAAGAGCATCATGTACGCATTAACGAAAGCTAAAGCATGATTCGCAACGTCATCATAAAAGACCAAGTTAAGGTTTTCATGGGCGATGCCCTTAAGAATCTTCGTTTTGAAGTTGTACATATTCACTTCTTCATAGTCAAACTTTACCTTTGGCAGATCGATTGACTTAACTACGAACGTAAGGTCTCGGCTGATGTCATTGACATTGAAGCCAAGTGATGAAGCCATTTGCGCTGGCTCTGGGTGGAATTTAAATTCAACCTTGAAGAGGAACTTATTCTTAGGATCAAAGCCACCAGAAAAGTTTGTAAGAGCTGAAGCGTATGGAGTAGGATCCCAGACCCCAGTCTGAACATTTTTAATGACAGATGCAGCGTCATTCGGGCCAGCTATTTGAGTAGAAGCAGTCGTGAATATTTTTCCAAGCTCACCACTAACCTGATTTTCAACTGCAGCCCCGAACTGGCGGTACGCTTCTGACTCGAGAGCTACGCCCGTGCTACCAATTAAACCTGAGATATCTGACATTGCATTTCCTAAATGTGGATGACTTATTTATTAGGACCTGCACTACTTGGAAGATGAGGAAGATGATTTATGAGGAAGATGATTTAGCCAAGCAAAATAAAAGGGACCGTTCGGTCCCTTTTAAAAGTTGCTATCCTATTAAGAAGCTGGTGATGCTGGAGGAGCTGGAGGAACCCAATCTTCCTTCCAATCAGCTATAGCGTCTTCCTTCCAATCTTCCTTCCAATCCGTCTTAACCCCGGGAACGGAATCAAAAAGATCCTTGATAGGGGTTGGTGATGTTGCCATAATTTGTTTCTCCTAAGTTTAAAGGTTACCAGCCAATGCTGTACCGTATCCTTGACCGGTAAGCTCTTGACGCGCATGGTCAAAACGAATCGTAAGATCAATTGTTAATGCTTCGCTTGAACCGTAGTCAAGGCCACTATAGCTAGCCTTCTGCAAGAAGCAACCTTCAAGCTTCCACGTTTCAACAACACCTTCGTTACCATCCAACTGTTGAAGGATAGTACCAAACTTGTAGTCAGAACCAGTAGCTGCTGAATTCAACCATGTGCCTGCAAGGTCGGCGCCAATCAAGCGTTGTTGAGTTTCAAGTTGTCCTTGGACAGCGTAAGCTGCAAGACCAGTAATATCGTCTTCAACCGTAATGTTAATAGCTTCCCATGAGTGCTTGCCAGCAACGTAAGCCGTGCTGTTATAGCGCTCAATTTTTATTTCTTCAAATGACAAGTTAGGTCTGTCCATCTTGACAGCTTGACGAGTAATTTCGCGAGATGAAGCACCTGAAACTAAGCGTGCAAGATTCACGAAGGTGACCTGCCATCTATATTGTTGCTTAGGATGCAACACGCCAAAGCCGGCACCCGGAATCCCCATTTGACTTAATGTTGCCATAGTATCTCCTTGTTTGATAAGTCGTAAGAGTTAATCTCATTCATAGGTTATTTATCACTTAATCGTGATTTCTCGGTAAAATTGACGGGGGCTAAGCGTTCTTTATAAGCCGAAGAAGGTACTCGTAGAGCCCCTTAGCATCACCTTTTAATTCAGCGGGTGTATCAAATGAATGATAGTATCTGGTTCCATAGTCCGTTTGATCCTGCTTAAGGATTTCATACACTTTAGACATCGGAATAGCCCAGTATCCAGGAAAGTCAAAGAAACCGATCTCGTGCTTTAAATTGATAGCGTGTTCAAGGTCTCTTGATTCAATATAGTTATGCTTAAAGAGTGACTTGGTAGCCATAACTATTTCTGCTCTAAAGGTTTT